GTCGATGCTGTCCATCGCCTTAGCACCCGTGATGGCAGGGTTGCCGCCCGCCTGGGTGATTCCACAACGGGTTAGGCAGGTGGCCACCACGGTGCTCAGGTGGCAGATGTTTGGAGTGGATCCTGCCGCTGTTGGCTCAACCGGCGTCCATTGCGGGTTTTCGTCGGCATAGAAAATCTCCGCCTTCACTAGGTCCCATTTCAAGGCCAGCAGGCACCCAACGGTCAGGGTGGTCTGGTTTTCGATCGGGTCGCTCTCCGCCTTAATCACCCGCAGTCGCCTGGGGAAACGTGTCAGGGTGCCCCCCGGCAGCCGTACCCCCAAGGTGATCTCGGTGCCCTTGGCTGGCTGGACGAGGCCGCTGATCACCACCTCCCCTTGCGTGCGCAGAAGTCCCACCCCAGGCTGCAGGGGATCGTCGGATAGCTGCCCACTAATCACAGGCCCCAGGTTGGTGAATACCTGGGCGCGAACATCGATGACCCCGGCAGGCATCAGGCAGTCCTCCGCTTGAGCTTCACGGTCACGATGTAGCGCTCGATCACCGCACCGCCGCTGACAATCTGGTCGCGCTCTAGTCCCATCTCACCCACGGGCCAGAAGTCGGTAGCTCCAGGACGTGCGGCGATAGTGGACGTGAACCACGCCTTTAGCGCAGTCCAGCCGGCGGAATTGGTGACCCCCCGGACGGTCCGCACCTCAGAGGCCACCAGGGGGCCCCGTGCCACGAACCCCCCGGTACTGGTGGGCTCCAGTGATGGGCCATCCTCGAAGCCCTCGGGTTGATCAAGCAGCGCCAGGGTGGTGCTCCCCAGGGTAATAGTGCCGTAGGCGGGCAGGAACGCATCACCCCCCAATCGAGCTTTCTCGTTCTGGCGAAGCACCACCGCCAACTGCTGCGCCGCGTCGATCAGGGTGAAATTGACCTTGACCCATGCCCCAGTCGTCTCGCCCGCTGGGGCCCCGGTGAACCAACACCCCAGGCCAGTGACGCTCCGGCCATGGGCGGCACAGGTGAGGGACACGGTGGCCCCTACCGCTCGACTGGCCAGGGTGGGTGCTTCCAGGATCTTGGCCGACTGCCAGGCGTCAAAAATGCTGCAGCACGTCACCCACTGCGCCGGCGTGCAGAGCCCCGCCACGGTGAAGCGCCGCGCCGTCAGTCCCTGCTCAGTTTCCGCTTCGGCATAACCGATCGGCTGCGCCTGCAGGTAGCGCAGGGTCAGGGTCGATGCGCCATAGCTGAGCTGGATGCTCACCAGGACACCCTCAACGAATCCGCTGCATCGTCTTCTGCAGCTTCAACGCGGACCCGTCCCCTGGAACCCCTACCGATACGTTCCATGCTTTGCGCCGCAGCTCAGCCACCTCCTGGCTCAGGTTTCCAACCGCCGCCGCCAGATGGGCCATTGCCGGATCGGATCCCACCCGCATCACGCCAGCACCGCCAAGGGCCCCGGATTCCTTCAGTCGGCTGGTCACGGCAGCAGGGATCACGGTGCCTTTTGATGGCGCCATCCAGAGGCTGTTTGCGGGTCGATTGATCAGGCTCAGCGCCCCCGATGCCGACAGGAACGACTCCTGCCCCAGGCTCATCCCGCTCGGGCCGTCGTTGATGCGGTAGGTCTGGCCGGCGTCCACCGGGCCACCCGTGAACCGTGCAGGGGGCAAGCCAGCGGCAGCATTCAGGCTGTTGTAGAACGACCTGGCGGCATCGGCAGCATTGCTCATGTTGCTGGCAAGCCCAGCGGTCTGGCTTCTGGCGGCACCCGTAGCCTTGGCGGCACCGTCAATGAATCCGCTGATCTCGAAGTAGCCCTTGCCGGTGTTCTTGACCTGCAACCCCGTCTCCCTGACCAGTCCCTGGAAGGTCTTTTGCTGGTCCAGATTAAGGTACAGCAAGTCCTGAAAGCTGTTGAACTGGTCCCTAGTGCCCTTGGTGGCCTTGAATGTGCCATCAGAAAACAGCGCCAGGTTCTTGGCGGCGGCTTCGGCCTTGATCTGGTTTTGCGCGGTTTCGTTGGTGACGCCAGCAATCAGCGACTCGATGGTTTGGGTCTTGCTGAGGATCTGGAGCTTAGAATCAGCAACCTGCAAGCCGATCTGGGCTTTTTGTAGCTCGATTTCTGCATTTTGTTGGGCCACTGCATCGCCTGCCAGGATGGCCGACTGTAGAATTAGCTCTTTTCCCCTTACCTCTAACCTTGCAGTGCTTGCCGTTGCGTTGGCCTCTTGTATCGCCTGTTCCTGTTGTAAAGACAACAAGGCCCTTTGCAGCTCTTGTTGCTGGAGTAGCGCGTTATACTTAAACGTCAAAGCGGCTCTATCGATCTCGTCACCTTGGCGCTTAATGGCGTTGATTTCGCTCTCACTGGCGCCACGCTTTTGAGCTTCCTGCAGCTCGTAGTTATTGCGATTACGGATAATACTAAAACGCGAATCCTCTAGGCCAATCAATGCCTGGCCTAGGTTGATGCCAGCCTGGCTAATTTTGACTTGGTTGTCAATTTGAGTTCTAGCCAGCCTGTTGTACGCTTCCTCAAGTTGCTGTGCATTCCTGTTGGCAACCTGATCTTCTAAGTTTTGGCTTCGCTTGTTGCCGAGAATTTCCGCTGCAGTTGCCTCTAGTTGTTTTTGCTTTGCATTAATTTGCGCTTGAGTTTGGTCCTGCTTGCCAAGTTCAGTGGTTAATTCCTTGTTGCCGCTGAGCAGCTTATCAAGGCCAGGTATTTTTGAAAGCTCGGAAAACCCCCGGAACGGGTCTAGCAGTTTTTGCAAATCGTTGCCGATGGGCGTTGCTAATGCTTTGCTGATGTTTGAGCCTGCTGCCTCCGCTAACTTTGCTGTAATAGATATAGCTTTAGCAAGGTCTGAAAATCGCTGTGATGCGCCAGGAAGTGCTGTATTGACAGTTCCGGCAAGGTTCTTGGTGGCATTGACAAGTTGGTTAAATCCACCGGCTATCGTTTCCGTTGCAATCTTGCTAGCTTCGGCAGCTTGCCCGCTTTTGTTATTTTGATTGTCTAGCTGCTCATTATACGTCTTGAGTTGGTCGTTAAGCAGTGGTTGTATCGCAGTTTGTGCTTCAACTGAACCTAGCAAGATGGCGATTTTATCGGCCGCCCCTCCAGTTTTGGCCTGAACGTCTGCAAGGAAACTGCCAAAGCCTTTGGCCTGCAGGGATGCCAGGTCAAAGCTAAGGCCTAGGCTTTTTGCCAGGGTCTTGGCCTCCTCGCTTGGCTTGAGGATTGAGGTAATCGCCTGGCGCACACCGGTAAATGTCTGCTCAACCGGGACACCTTTTAGGGTTGCTGTTGAGATCGCAGCGCTTAGTTCCTTAAAAGGTATCCCAGCGGCTGCGGCAATAGATGCAACATTCCCTATATTGTCACTTAATTGCCTAACAGTAATGACACCATCGTTTTGAGTTTGCACAAGGGTATCAACAATTCCCTGAGCGTCTTTTGAGGTCAAGCCATAGGCATTGATAATGCCTGAAACCGTTTTTGTAACATCGCCAAGCTCGGCAAATCCCCCCGTTGCACCTAGTACAGATGCCTTGAGAATATCAACGACTTCCGTTGTATCACTAAATCCACTTGAAACAATATCGTAAGATGATTTTAGAAGTTCACCTTGGCTTACGTTGTTACCCAGCTCGCTTGAAAGGTCAAGCAATGCCGAGCTTAATTCTTTAGAATTTGACCCCAGCGTGCGAACCGCTGCACCTGCATTGTCAAGCTCAAGAACAGCTTTGCCGACAAATGTAATCGCTTCATAAAGTCCCAGGAAGGCGGTTGCCTGCAGCGCAACACCTTTCACCGCCGCGCCAAAGGTGTTCATCGCCGTAGTGCCACCTGCCAAGGCGCTGTCTACTTGCCGCTGTGTTTGCGCGATTTCCCGCTGTGCAGCCGCAAATTCCTTAGACCCGATAGTTGCTTTCTCCAGGGTCTGGTTCAGCTCATTCAGCCGGCCACGCAGCCCGGTGATCGTCTGGTCGCTGCCGGCGAATCCTTGCTTAAACTGCTCCCCAGCCTGCTTGCCTTGCTGTCCGATCTGCCGCGAGGCATCGAGTACCCCCTTGACATCGGCCGTTACCTTGACAACCCACTCGTTTGCCATGTCAGCTTCCTGGGGTGACGACGTGCTGGGTGGGGTTGGTCCAGCTCAGGGCGTACTGATCGAGCACCCCAATACCACGGCCTGGGGGATCCCCGCCGATCGGCACCGCACGGCAACCGGGCAGGAGGGCGATGATCCGCTGCGCCAGTGCCTGCAGGACCGTCATCCCGCCAGCCGGCGACCACTCGGACACGTAGAGCCTGAACTGGGGGTTAAGGCCCGTCTCGCCGGTGACGTAGGCCTCGGTGCTGTAGTCGGGGTTGGCCATGATCACCACTTCCGGGCCAGCCACGGCCACCCCTTCAGGGAGCTTCTCATTGCGCCGGACCACTGCGATGGCGGGGATGGCGTTGCCGCTGCGGGGAGTGTAGGTGCCCAGTGCTGCGCTGACCACGGCATCGGCCGCCAGTAGGTCGTACAGCTCCTGTGCAGTGGTGGGCAGGGTCATGCTGCAGCTTTCCCGGTAACCTGCCACAACCACCGCCTACCCATCATGGAAGCTAGCTCCTGCACCCGCTGCGGCGCCCGATGGCTAGATGGGCAGTTGTATTGGTCAGGCACCGGCAAGAAAGCCTCAGAGCTTGACCTAGCCGGCCTGGTGTGCAATCAGATCAACGACCCGAACTGCATCAATCCATGCAATGGCCGCGAGGGTGGGGATACCTGGGCTAAGCGCATCGAACGGGTCAGCCAGCCAATTAGCACTGAGCCGTAAAGGGCACTAAAAAGCCCCAGCATCGCCGGAGCCTATCAATTCAGTTGTCCGGAATTTCCGGATACCTGATCAGAGCAGTTCAAGCCCCGGCTTGCCGTAGCCAGCCAGGTTTACCGAATATTTGATCACGGTGCCTGCCTCCTGCGCAGGTTGGTAGCTCTCAAACAGGCCGAACCCGTATTCCACAAGGTTCCCGTTGTGGGGGCCGATCAGTGCGTACCCCACCATTAGTTTCTCGCCCAGGTTCAGCTCTTCGCACAAGCGCATCGCACGCCAAGCAGACGCATTGAAGGCGGTAGCACCGTTCAAGGTCCAGGTCTTATCCTTGGCGGTCGGGATCGG